GTTTCCCTTGATCATGGTGAAATACCTTTCAACATGTATCCTTTTCAAGAAAAATTGATCACAAATTTTCATGAACACAGATTTAATATTTGTAGGATGCCTCGTCAGACAGGTAAATCTACAACGTGTGTTTCATATTTGTTACATTATGCGGTGTTTAACGACAATGTTAACATAGCTATTCTAGCCAACAAGGCATCAACCGCACAAGATTTACTTGGTAGATTGCAATTTGCATATGAAAAATTACCAAAGTGGATGCAACAGGGTATTGTTTCGTGGAACAAACGATCTTTAGAATTAGAAAATGGTTCTAAAATTATTGCCGCATCTACATCTGCATCTGCTGTCCGTGGTGGATCATACAATATCATCTTTTTGGACGAATTTGCTTTCATTCCAAATCACATTGCTGATGAATTCTTTGCCTCTGTTTATCCTACTATATCGTCTGGCCAAAGCACGAAAGTTATTATAGTTTCTACTCCTCGTGGTATGAACCATTTCTACCGCATGTGGCATGACGCCGAGAGAGGTAAAAGCGAATATGTACCAACAGATGTTCATTGGTCTGAAGTTCCTGGTAGAGACGATAAATGGAAAGCACAAACTATTGCAAATACTTCAGAACAACAGTTCAAGGTTGAGTTTGAGTGTGAATTTTTGGGATCTGTCGATACTCTTATATCTGCAGCGAAACTTAGATCTTTAATTTATGAGGATCCAATCAAGTCAAATGCAGGATTAGATATTTATGAAGAACCAGAAAAAGATCATAATTATGTTCTAACTGTAGATGTTGCTCGTGGCGTAGAAAAAGACTATTCTGCGTTTACAATATGTGATGTAACCACATTCCCATATCATCTTGTGGCCAAGTATAGAGATAATCAAATTAAACCGATGTTATTCCCGAATATTATCAAAGATCTTGCTGTCGCTTACAATAAAGCTTACATTCTTGTAGAAGTTAATGATATTGGAGAACAGGTTGGACAAATTCTTCATATGGATTTGGAATATGATAGTGTTCTCATGTGTACAATGAGAGGTCGTGCAGGACAATTGGTTGGTCAAGGATTTTCTGGAAAGAAATCTCAAATGGGAGTTAAGATGTCCAAAAATGTCAAAAAGACTGGATGCATGAATCTCAAAACATTAATAGAAAGTGATAAACTTATTATTAAGGATTATGACACAATTAGCGAATTGACGACATTTATTCAAAAATCAAATTCATTTGAGGCTGAAGATGGATGCAATGATGATCTTGCAATGTGTTTAGTAATTTTTGCATGGTTAATTGCACAACCATATTTTAAAGAAATGACGGACAATGATGTTCGTAAAAGACTATACGAAGAACAACGAAATCAAATTGAACAAGATATGGCTCCTTTTGGATTTATTTCTGATGGTTTGGATAGTAAAGAAAGTTTTATAGATGAAGAGGGCGACAGGTGGTACATAGATGAATATGGAGATAGATCATTTATGTGGGATTACCAATAATGGATTTTGATGATCAGTTTGATCTAGAACATTTATTTCTTACCGAAAGAAAGTGCAGAGTTTGTGAAGAAATTAAAGATTTATTAGATGGATTTTATTTAACTCGAAAGGGGAGAGGCGACATTCCTTCAGCTTATTCATATGAATGCAAAGAGTGTACTAAAAGAAGAATTATTAACAATAGAAAGAAAAAAATAAAGAGTTCTCATTGGCAATATCCCGACTGGTAGTGTTCACCGATTGTTTCCCCAATATAAAGTTAGCAAATAATAAATAATTTGTAGTTAAGTTGAACTTCTTTAGAGGGAAACAAATGTCGCTAAACTTAGTATCGCCTGGCGTAAAAGTTAGAGAAGTTGATCTTACTGTAGGTAGAATTGATGCAGTAAATGATCAAGTAGGAGCTTTTGCTGGCCCTTTTACAAAAGGCCCAGTAAGCGAACCAATTCTCATAGAAACCGAACAAGATTTATTGAATACTTTTGGTAAACCATCAAGTTCTGACAGTCAGTATGAGTATTGGTTATCTGCTTCATCATATTTATCTTACGGTGGAACTCTGAGAGTGGTTAGAACAGATTCCACCAATTTAAAAAATGCAAATTACCCAGTATCAACTCCAGTTGATTTAAAAATTACAAGTCAAGAAGATTTTATCAATAATCACACTTCGGATAGTAACTGGATTTTTGCTGCAAGGGATCCAGGATCCTGGGGCAATGGTTTAAAGGTTTGTACCATTGACGCTTTTGCAGATCAAAGATTAGGAATTGGAACCTTTGGTATTTCTGCCGGATTTGCTATCACTTGTTCAATCGGAACTAGTTATGCTACTGCTGCGGGAACGGTAGAAAATTTTGATGGATATGTAAAGGGAATTGTTACTCAGGTTAATAAAAATAACATTGATGTTAAGATTGTAAGTCTTCACAACAACATTACTGGTCTTGCTACAGAAATTTCTTATAAATCATCTGGATTAAATAGATTTCCAACTGGTTCTGGAAATTACTATCAAGTTTTCAATAATGTTGGAACTGCAACTTCTTTAGAAAAATTTAGATTTGATGAATTTGCAACCATTGGTATCGGATCAACAACTGTTACTTTCCCGCCAGCATTACCAGTATCCGCCATTAATGTTGGAGATTTAATCCAAAGTTTAAATGGAGCTTTATCCGCAAGAATTGTTGCTATCAGTACAGGACAACTTTTAATCGATTCAGCTTCTCCAGTATCATTAGCATCAACTACTTTAGTTGTGAGATATACGAGAAGTATTGCTGATGGAACTGATGGCCGTGGAGAAGGATTGCTTACAGATTCAAGCGTAACTGTTCTCGATTGGTATGATCAACAAACTTTAGGACTGTCCAATTCCACAATTTTCTGGAAGTCTATTGCTCCAAAACCAGGTACATCTGAATATGCCAGCGAAAGAGGTGGAAAAAATGATGAGATTCATATTGCCGTTGTCGATGAAAGTGGTTCGATAACAGGAACAGCTGGTAATATTTTAGAAAAATATACAAATTTATCAAAAGCTTCTGATGGTAAAATTTCTCCGTCCGAAAACATTTATTACAAAAATTATTTGTCCAACATATCCTCTTACATTTTTGCGGGTGCTAGTGATTCTGTTTCTGGAGTTAAATTTACAGATATTAATGGATATACACAACTCAGTGGAGGTTCTATAGTTTCTGGACAAGAAGCTTCGGGAATTAATTTTGGTTGTTTTGGAAATAAGTCATATTCATTATCAAATGGATATGATTATTCTTCTGCTAGCGGAGGAATGGCAGCAACACTGGGCGAAGTTTTAACTTCATATGAAGTCTTTAGAAATCCTGCAGAATATGAAATCAACTTTTTAATTGCAGGACCATCTGGCGGAGCTACAATATTTGATGCACAAGCAAAAGCAAATAGATTAATTGATATTGTAGAAAATAGAAAAGATTGTATTGCATGTATTTCTCCAACAAGAAGCGGAGTAGTTAATGTTACAAATAGTGATACTCAAACAGATAATATTATTGATTTCTTCGATTCTTTAAGTTCTTCATCGTATGCGGTGTTTGATTCTGGTTACAAGTATATGTTTGATAGATTTAATAATGAATTTAGATATGTGCCTCTAAATGCAGATGTTGCGGGAATAATGGCAAGAACTTCAATTAATAATTATCCTTGGTTCTCTCCAGCCGGAGCTTCAAGAGGAGTAATTAATAATGCTGTAAAACTTGCTTACAATCCTTCTCAGGCACAAAGAGATTTGCTTTATCCTAAGAGAATCAACCCCGTAATATTTTCCCCAGGGTCTGGAATAATTCTTTTTGGAGATAAAACAGCGTTATCTATTGCAAGTGCATTTGACCGTATCAATGTTCGCCGTTTATTCCTGACTATTGAAGACACTATTTCTAGAGCGGCAAGGGCTCAACTCTTTGAATTTAACGATGTTATTACAAGAGCAAATTTTGCAAATATCGTTGAACCATATCTTCGTGATGTTAAGTCGAAAAGAGGAATCACGGACTTCTTAGTTATTTGTGATGAATCAAATAATACTCCAGATGTAATTGACTCAAATCAATTTAGGGCTGACATTTTTATCAAACCAAACAGATCGATTAACTTTATTGGTCTTACTTTTGTTGCTAACAGAACTGGTATTAGTTTTGAAGAAGTTGTTGGAACCGTTTAATTTGTTAAAACATCAATCCCTACAGAGGTAAACAAAAATGGCATTCTCAAATACTCCAAGTTTTGGCTCCAGAACGTTAGAAGACTTTAAAGCAAGGTTGATTGGTGGAGCAGCTCGTCCAAATCTGTTTGAAATTGAAATGAATTTTCCGTCATTTGCTACTGATGCAATTGGAAGTTCAACCACAGATCAAACTAGAAGTGTAAGTGAACTTTCTAGATTCATGATCAAATCTGCAAATTTACCAGCATCTAATGTTGGTGTAATTGAAGTTCCTTTCAGAGGAAGAACTTTAAAAATTGCAGGAGACAGAACATTTGATGTTTGGACAATTACAATTATCAATGATATTGATTTTTCACTCAGAACAGCGTTTGAAAGATGGATGAATGCAATTAATAAACATGATGATAATTCTGGATTAATTAATCCAGCTCAATATCAAAGAGATGCTATCGTAAAACAGTTCGGTAGAGCATCAGTCTCGTCTGCACAGTCCAACGTTATTACTCCTACTACGACTAGAGCTGGAGAATCAATTCCGGTTCTTAAAGCATATAAATTTTATGGAATATTTCCAACTGCTGTCAGTGCAATCGATCTTTCTTATGATTCTTCAGACACAATCGAAGAATTTACAGTGGATCTTCAAGTACAATGGTGGGATGCTTTAGATTCTAGTGGTGGAACTCAGTTAGGAACAGATCCACAAGTTTTGAACCCTCTATAAATAATAGAAATAGAGTTAATATTTGAATAATGCCTAAATTATTTGGTTTTAAAATCCAAGATTCGGGAGACGATAAATCTAAAAAATCTATCGTCTCTCCAGTTCCGGAGAATCAAGAAGATTCTTCGGATTTTTATGTTGCCAGTGGATTTTATGGACAGTATGTTGATATTGAAGGAGTTTATAAGTCAGAGTACGATTTAATCAAAAGATATCGTGAAATGGCAATTCATCCAGAAGTGGATAGTGCGATTGAGGATATTATCAACGAAGCTATTGTTTCGGATCAAAATGATTCTCCAGTTCAAATTGATTTACAAAATGTACCGGCATCAGACAGACTTAAACAAATAATCAGACAGGAATTCAAATACATTAAAGAAATTTTAGATTTTGATAAAAGATGTCATGAAATTTTAAGAAATTGGTATGTGGATGGTAGAATTTATTATCACAAAGTTATTGATTTAGAAAAACCAGAAGAAGGGATCAAGGAAATAAGATATATCGATCCCATGAAAATTAAATTAGTCAGAAAAATTAAAAAAGATGGTAAACATGTATTAAATCCATCTTTTTCAGTTACATCCGGCAAAACACCAAATGGAAACATGTCAACTCCTGAAGTCGAGGAGTTTTATGAATATGACCCAAATGTAAGAGGTACAGGAGCTGGTCAATCGGTCAGCAGTTTTAAAAATTCAGCTGGTGGAGCAGCAAGAATTTCTAAAGATGCAATTACTTATGTTCATTCTGGTTTGGTAGATAGAAATAAACAAGTAGTTCTTTCATATCTTCATAAAGCAATCAAAGCGCTCAATCAACTTAGAATGATTGAGGATTCACTAGTAATCTACCGTTTATCCCGTGCTCCAGAACGTCGTATTTTTTATATTGATGTTGGCAACCTACCAAAAATCAAAGCCGAACAGTATCTTCGTGACATAATGAATCGTTATCGTAATAAATTAGTTTATGATGCAAATACTGGTGAAGTTCGTGATGATAAAAGAATGATGTCCATGATGGAAGATTTTTGGCTTCCAAGAAGAGAGGGTGGTCGCGGAACAGAAATCACCACTCTTCCTGGTGGACAAAATCTAGGAGAACTCACCGACGTTGAGTATTTTCAAAAAAAATTATTTAGAGCACTTGGAGTTCCCGAGTCTCGTCTTGGGGGAAATGGTGGATTTAATCTAGGCCGTTCGTCAGAAATTCTGAGAGACGAAATTAAATTTACTAAGTTTGTGGGAAGAATGAGAAAGAGATTTTCTTATCTTTTCATGGATATGTTAAAAACTCAACTTCTTCTTAAGAATGTTGTTACTCCAGAAGATTGGAAAGTTCTTTCAGATCATATTCAATTTGATTATGTTTACGATAATCATTTTGCAGAACTTAAAGAAGCAGAACTCATTCAAAATAGATTAAATGTTCTTGTTGCTGCGGAACCTTATGTGGGTAAATATTTTTCCGTAGATTATGTAAGAAGAAACATTCTTAAGCAAACTGATTCCGAAATTGTTGAAATTGATACACAAATAGGT